AGTGTTGCACCTGGCAGTGCTGCAGCTGTACATAGGAAAGAAGTTCTACTTACATCAAGTCCTATTGCTATACCAGAAGGCGGAGTAATTGTTACTCTGTACTGATTGGCTCTTGCACCACCACCGATTAAGTTTGCTTTAAAGTCATCTATATTAGCCATGATTAACCTCCTATCTCACTAAACGCTACACCAGTTCTTGTAGCTACAAAGTTTAGAGTGATGAAGTTAATAGACCTTGAAGGTTTAATAAAGATGTCAGCTACAAACTCATTTCTGTCGATAACTTCACCTGTATTATTTGTACCATCTGCGACAACACTAAAATCTGATAAACCTCTTCTTCCTTGAACATCTCGTAAGAAAGGCTCTACTAGATTTCTAAATTGTGCTCTTGTAAACTCATCGTTAAACTCAAAGAGTTGAAACTTGGCTGCAGTTGCAATTGCTTTTTCAAGAACTAAAAACAAACGTCTTACATTAATTCTATCAAATGCACTTGGTTTTGTTAATGCAGTCTTGTCACCAAAAAGTGTTACGCCTTGGCCAGGAAAGTTTACAACTGGATTTACTCTGGCTCTATAGAGAATATCTCTTTCAGCCTTTGTTGGATTAAGAGAAAGTTTAATTGCATTTCTTACTCTACCTCTATTATATCCAGCTGGTGAAAACCATGCATCTCTTACATTATCAGTAAATGCACAAAGACCTGCAGTATCACCATTTAATGGTACGAAACGATATACATCATTATACTTGTCGTACATATATTTGTAACCACTATCAAATACCATGTATGATGAACTTGGACATAAATCAAAAGCAGTTTTAACATTTTCTGTTGCTGTAGATGAAAGTGCGACACCTACTGTTGCACCTCTATGTGGAGAAACAAATCCTACACAATCTCTTCGTTCTTCTGCTAATGCTGTTATCATAGTAACAAAAGTATCCTGTGCAGCTGCAGTATCAGCAACAATACTAGAAGAACCACCTAAAATTAAATTAATATCTAATGATTCTGTATCTAGAAACTTATCATATGCAAGTTCTTGTTCTCCAGCAGTAAGTGAATAATCATCTGTTCCGCCTGTAAGTGAATCAATAGTAATAGGAACAACTGAAGTATATGTAGTTGTTGTATCTGAACCCCAATTTGAACCAGCAGAAATATGATCTGTCCAGTAAATAAATTGTGACTGTGAGAAAATTACATCTGGATAATAAGCAGATGCACCTTGAGCAGTTTTAGCATTTGGATTTTTTGACATATTTCCAAATATTTCTATTATACCTTTTGTTCTATTACCAGCAACATCAGAGTCAAATCCTGTGATGTCACCAGTTGTATCATAAACTGCAACATGAAGTTCATCTCCACTACCGCGGGCATTATCTGTTGCCCATTGTGATGTGCCAGGAGCTGTGTCAAACAAATCATAATACTTCCAACGTCTTTTAATAAATGAGTTGTCTGCAATAGCATTTTGTAATCCAGCACCATTTGGATCATCTTTTAGACGAATTGTTAATACATTTGTACTTGTGTTGATTGCTGTAACTTCATACTCATTAAAATCATCAATTGTTGTAGTATTAGAGGAGTCTGAGAAAAATGAAATCAGATCGCCTACATTAAATGCATAACCAGATGCGTCTGCATCATCAACTGTAATTGTTGTGTCACCGACACTACCAGCACCATTAACTAAATTGTTTGCAGCTAAATCTTGTTCATATGCATCTGCAGTTGCACAAATCTGAACACCAATTGAGTTACCCCAAGTACCAGCTGTTCTTGCTGTCCACTCACCATGAGAACCTTGTCCTGTTGAGAAACTTGCTAAATAGTGATCATCATCTCTGATAAGTATACCAGAATCTGCACCAGCATTTACTATCGCACTTTCTGCACGAACAACTTTAAGTGAATCTGAATAAGAAAGAAAACTAGATGCAGTAAAGAAAGTTTCAAACTGATTACCTGTTGTCTTTGGTTTACCAAATATTTTTACTAATTCTTCTTCTGAAGTAATATTCACCACAGAGGAAACGGGGCCCTTTTCAAAAGCCCCAGCAATTGCACCGATTGAGGTGGAAACTGCGGGTACGACATTCGTTAAATCAACTTCATTAACTTGAACGCCAGGAGAGACTAGAAAAGCCATGATTTTTTACTCCTTTTTAAATCTATTTTAGATTATTGTTATTATCTTATCAAGTATTTATAAAAATAAAGTTTCTAAAAACCCACTTTTATATGTTACAAAACTTATAAATAATCACATGACAAATGAACATTATAACAAATATAAAGAAACAATCAAAAAGGTAGCTCGTAGAAACTACCAAAAACGTGTTGCTTGGTTAAATAATCACTTGGCCGATGAATCATGTGTTCACTGTGGGGAAAGTGAAACTATATGTTTAAAACTTTATCCCCATGATGTAGAAATACGCAAACAAGCTAAACGTGTAGGTGTAAACGATGAAAGTAGAAAAAATGTACACAAACTTATGAGTGAGTGTAAAGTAGTTTGTTCTAATTGTTGGATAAAACTTGACAACGATTTGATTGAATTTCTTTAATTATTCTTCTTCTTTCTTCATCTGTATATATAACCCAATTTGTAATTTCTTCACTTGTTCTATAACATCCTATACAAACTTTATTTATAATCTTACATACTTTTATACATGGAGTTTCTATATCATCCCAATCTATTCTTTTTCTAGAACCGCGTCTTACCACTTAGAGTAACCATCATGCCTTATTACTGGACTCCATCTTGTTCCATATTCATCAATAGCTTGACCAATGTTTTCATCCTCTAAACCATTAACAACAAAACCAAACGGAGCCATATCCTGTTCTAACTGATCTTGGTTTTCTCTATACATTTGTTCTCGTATATCATTGTTTGTAAGTTCCTTAAAATATGTTTGGTCTGTACACCAAGCAAAAATAAACAAACAAGCAACCATATCGTCATTACACCCATCATCAGCTTCAAATGAAGAACCTTTAACAATAAAAGTTGATAACTCATTAATTGTATCATAATCTTCAATTACAAGTTTATCGTCCTCTACCATTTGTTTTAAATTAGAACAACCTATTTTTTTAACAGCCTTTGTTGTTCTTACACCCAACTGAGCTCTACCACCAGAAAATCCACCACCCAATATTTGACCAGCACGACCTCTCATAGATGCCATAACTAAGTTGTCATATTCCATATCATATTGCATAGCATTTGCAACTTGTTCACCAATATCATTTACTTCTATTAAAACAAAAGCTTGATTATATGCTCGAGCAACTTGATATATTTTTTGTGGAAATATAAGAGGTTTAATTTCGTTATCTCTATACTTTGCAACAATACGATAAGGAACTTGTGAAACATCAAATACAATATACGCTGAGTAATCATTAGATGTTCCT